AAGATTGAGATCGATGCAAGCCCCCGTCTAATTAAACGGCTAGTGCCGCTACATAATAAATACGGTCAGCATGAAACCATTGTTCAATATGAGAAAACCAACAAAGGTTACGATAATCGAAAATATAATTTTATCGCTTCTAAAATACGGAAGCAGTGTATGCTCCCTGAAAAACTGAAGATGAAGTTTTTACGGCACTCAGGGGCTACTATTCTTGGTGAGAACGGGGCTACGGAAGATCAGATCTCCGCAGTTACAGGCCACAAATCCAGACAGATGCTTAATATATACGTCAAAAAGACAAAGCGTCTGGCTTCGTCTGCACAATCACTGAGGTTCAAATGAATGCAAAATACTAATGAGGCAAGAAGGGCGTTTGAAAAAGAATTACAAAGGCTGATTAACAAGCCACCAAGCGTCCTGACTGAAAGATTAATAGATCTAATACAGGCAATAACAACTGAACTTAAAAAGGAATGACCAATGGATATAGCGCAGTTACCTATCAAGCTTTTAGCGCATTTAGAATACATCGGATTGCTACCAAGGCACATCGATGAAGATGGCATAGACAATATTGAAAGCGAAGAAATCGGAAAGAGCTTCTTCAGGAAACCTGACTTCGATGCAAATGGCGAACCAGATTTTTAGGAGATTGATATGCTACCACCCTGCACAAATTATGACGAATGTAGATCCTACGGGGTCTTTAAGGACGGGTATGAAGAAAAAGCTTTCTGCCCAAAATGCTATGCTCAAATGAAAGGAATAAATATTGGCAGTTCATCGACATCCAAATCCAAAGATAAAGCAAAGACAAACCCCGTGCCGACTGTACGGGAAAGAGTACATCAACATGTCTCAAGCTGCCCGTGACCTAGATTTATCCCTGAGTTGGGTGAAGGAAATGGTTCACAGGGGGATTAACAAGAATATTCCTAGGAGTGAAACTAGGGGAAGAGGCAGACCTCGTAATGAATGTACAAACTAGACACCATCAGCAAGAGGCTGCGAAAAGGAGTAAAGCCTCACAGGAGACTAAGTTCTTCCAAGTGGGCCATGTAACTTTTGAGATCAATAACTCTGAAGAGCATGGCCTTACTTTCTCTCTAATAGCAGGGGAAGCTCTATCAGCTAAAGACCGCAAGCCACTATTCTCAGGCTTTGTGGATACAGGCATGGTTGAAGAGCTAAGAACACTTGCGTTGTACCTAAGAGAGCTACAACTAAGAGAGAAGTTCGGTGGAATTTTAGATTAAAAAAAATGAAAATAAATATAATTCTCGACAATAAAATAGAATTTTATAGAATAGAATAGAATCGTATTGGTAAGTCATTGATTTTAAAGGAAATGGTTGCGGGGAGAGGATTTGAACCTCTGACCTTCAGGTTATAGTCCAATCCCTTATAAATCAATGACTTACAGGCAGGGTAATTAGCTAGGCCCATAACTTACACATTTGTAGGGGTCTTGACTTAGGTGGCGTAATATGTACCCTTACTAATTCAAATATGATTCCTATATAATTAGTAGGGATAAGATCGATGCAGTACAAAAATATAACAGATATTAAGTTTAAGGGCGCAGAAAAAGCAAAGTCAGATAAGCTCAGAGCGTGTGGTGAGTGTTGTAAGTTAATACGTCCAAAAGAAGATGTAACGATAGTTTGCTACACATATGTTCCTAGCTTTTACATAGAAGGTGAAGAAGAAGACAGGGCAATGAGTTTTGAGTTTCTATGCCCTAAGTGTGGGAAAAAGCATCTTGATATACCGTGAGCAACTACAGTTTGTGCAAAGCCTAAATTTAACTGAGGGTGAAAAAAAGACAGTTGCTTGTCCTGCTTGCGGCAAGCGAAATAAGTTTACTGTTGATAAATATGACGGGGTTCTAGTTTGGAATTGTTACTCTGCATCCTGTTCAGTAAAGGGGAGCTTTCGAGGCACTAGAGAAATGGATGCTTTGACAAACTATATCAGTGGTTCTCCAACGCAAAGACATCGAAGGGTAAACAGGATGCCTGAAGTGACTACTAGTGTAACGAATCATGCCCCTGCCCTAACCTACCTTCGATCAGTAAATTCACTTGAAGCTTACGAGCAAGGCTATATAAAAATAAAATATGCTCCAAGCGATAACAGAGTTCTTTTCTACACCCCTGACGGATTGGGGGCTGTAGGAAGGGCTTTAGATAAGCGTACTCCAAAGTGGTGGAGCTATGGCGATACATCTAAAGGGATCGAAGTTGGCGAAGGAAGCCATGCAGTCCTTGTTGAGGATGTTTCTTCAGCATGTTCTGTAAGTCGCTTAGACGGATACACAGGCTACGCACTTTTGGGTACAAATGTCACAGTGCCAATTAAAAATGCACTTAATAAGTACAATAACGTATCTATTGTTCTTGACAAAGATGCGAGTTCCAAGGCAATAGTTGTTAGTAGGCAGTGTTCAAACATTAGTTATGTCAGATTTACTGCCAATGATTTAAAAATGTTAACACCTGATGAAATAATGGAAGTTATTAATTAGATGACAAATAACTTTGAACATAAACATAATGGCGAATACCCATTTCGTTATCTGGCTAAATCATCAAGCCAAAAGACAAAGAAGTTCAATCATCATTCTAGAGCAGGAAACCATAACTGCGATTGGACGGGCGGTTCAATTTGGGGTAGTCCTGTAATTGCGCTTGCTCCACCCAGAATTAATGATCACGGATTAGCATTGAATATTGATACATATATAAACTATGTAGATAAATAATAATACAGTCGAAGCTACCCTTAGCACCGACTCTAAAAAACAAGGAAAAGGTTTACATGAAAGCCAGAGCCATCATAGTAATAGATTACGTCATAGACGGAGGCTTTAAAGGAGCCGCAGAGGAACAAGAAAAATTAGAAGAAGCAATCACAGATATTGTAAAAGATAATAAGCGTGTGGTTTTTCATCAGATAGATATGAAAGAGCGACGAGGTGACGTTCCTCCTGACATCACCAAGATGAAATTTAGAACTAACTGATTCCAAACAACAATTAAAAAAAGTAGCCCTAGTCGAAAGATTGGGGCTTTTTTTGTTACACTAAGTGCTTTACTATGCCACCTTATAATAAAATAATAATAGGGCGGTACTATGGAACAACAGCTAATAAAGACGCTGCTTAGTAATAGCACCTTCTTGGCGAATCAGGCGAACTTACGCAGGACACTATTTAGTGGTGAGTACGCATCAATATACGATAAGCTCAAAGAGGCGCATGAAAAGTATGCAAGAGATCTTACTCTAGATGAAATCTACAGCCTGTGGCTTACAGACAATCCTGTGGCTACTCCTGCGGAGATACATGAGTGTAGGGATGTAATAGATCAACTGAAGAGAGTTGAGGCTCTTGGTGAAGATGTTACTACTGACGTAATAACAAAGCTCTGGAGAGCCGATATAGGCCGTGAGATAGCCAACATTGGTATCAACATGGCTGAAGGAGACACAGGTGCGCTTTCAAGGCTGCAGAGCCTTATCGAAAGTGTTGGGGATGGTTTTGTCGTTGATGACTTTGGCGAACCCACAACAGATAACATCTATGAACTTCTGGCTGAAACAAGCAACGAAAATAAATGTAAGTTTAATATCGAAACATTGAGCCGACACCTCTACGGCATTGGTGGCGGTGACTTCATGTTAGTCGCTGCCCGTCCTGAGACAGGTAAGTCTGCATTTGTAATTTCTTTGTGTGCATCACCTGGGGGCTTTTGTCATCAAGGATACAAAGTTGTCTACGTTGGGAACGAAGAGAAAACTACACGGACAAAGCTGAGAGCTATCCAAGCTTGTTCTGGCATGACCAGAGAGCAAATAGCTGAAGATCCTGATTTAGCCATGTCGATGTATACGGGCGTTAGAGACAATCTGATTATGCATGATGCCCAAGAATGGGATCTAGATAAGATCAGTGCGTACTGCGAAAGAGTGCAGCCGAATGTCCTGATACTTGATCAGGCAGACAAGATCCAAATATCTGGCAACTACAACGCAAGCCATGAGCGCATCAGGGAACTCTATCGATCTATCAGGGAACTCGCAAAGCGACATGACTGTGCCGTG